CCTGTACGCAACCCCAAGTGAAGTTGGGGCCTGGGGCACCAACCAGTATCGTGTAGGTTGAGTCTGTTACCATCGGCCACTGGTCTCCTCAATAGTTGAATGGTTCGATTACCAAGTCCGGGTCCAAGTCCTGTCTGCCCGACGTGCCACCGGTACTGATGGTCGGCTCGACGCGCTCTTTCGCCACGCGGAACCGGTCGTCAATCCGAATGTTCGACAGGGCCGGCGTGAAGTTCTGGTTCAGCGTCAGGCGCGGCACCGTGTTGCTTTCGTTGATTCGCTCCAGTTGGGCAATCGCCTGATCGTACAGCGTCTTGAAATAGCCAGGGTCGCCACGGCGGAGGCTGAGCAAGTAGCAGCCGATCCACGTCGCCCTGGTCCGCACCCACCGGCTGCTGTACAGGTCCGATGCTTCGTGAAACTTCAGCAAGTAGAAATTGACCTCATCGGTTGCCGCGCAGAGAATGTCGTCCCAAACAGCCGCACGAAAGGCAATGTCCCCAACCGGCGCCGTCTCTTCCGAATCATAATCGCTCACATGCAGCGCCGCCGCCCGCAACGACCACATCCGCTCGATTTCCGCCTGCGAGGTGTAATACGACGGCAAGGGACTCCCGACCGGCGTTACTGTCGTTTCTCCTAGCGGCGTTCCGACAATGGTGTAGTCTGCTGTCACAATTTCACTTCCTAACAAAAAACGCCGCAACGGGAGGCGATCCCGTCGCGGCGTCCCGTATTAAGGCAATCTTCCGCGAACTGAAGAAAGCTACTTGTCTCCTACGACGAACTGACTGAGGCCACATTGACGAACGCCACGCAACTCGGCACGTAAATCACCGGCAGGCAGTTGTCCAGGCCGATCAACTCGAAGCCGCTCGGTTGCGTCTTGATCTCAGACCAGGCCGCAAGCCCGAACCGTATCGAACCCGGATCAAGCACGTTCTCCCGAACGATCTCCGAGCCTTCCTGAAGCTCGAACCAGTCGGCGTCCACGTCCGGCACAAAGGCCGCGTACCCATCAGGGAAAAACTTCTTGAACTTGAAGTAGGTGCCGTCCCACACGTCCAGGCCGGCGTCGTAGACGTGCCACTTGATCCAGGGCAGGGCCTTGAACACGATCTCGAAGCCGGTGTCCCGCGCGCCGTCGGCACCGACAAACACGGTGCGGTCGTACTTGTCCCACACGGTATTGGCGGTTCCGGCCGCAGCCTTCATTGCCGTGCTGTTGAACAAGTAGGCAATGGTCGTCGAGTTGCACCAGACGTTGGTAAGTTGCCGCCCGTGCATGGCCTCGAAGCCAGCATTGATTCCCAGGCAGTCGGTGATCGGATCGTTTGACGCCACCGTACCCCAAGCAACGGTTCCGGCCATACCGCCGAACGGCGTGGTCGTGTCAGTATTGCCAGGGAGTGTAACTGTGAACGCCTTGAGGTTGGCAAGCGTTGGAATGTGACCCGAGGATACCGTATAGCCCGCCGCTCCCCCTTGCCAGTAGGTGCCATCGAACCAGTACGGATTCTGGTAGTTGAGGTTGATTTGCGCGCCGCTGGTGCCCAAATCGCAAGGGATCAGATCGTCGCCGTCCTGATAAAGTGAAAAGGCCCCCTGGAGGGCGCGGGACAAAATGAACTCGCGGGAGTTCCGCAACCGCTGGGCAAGGTGCCGCTCCTGGCCTTCAACGTACCGCTCGCCACGTTGATCCACGACGCCTTAGTCCTGACCCATCCGCCGCATAAGGTGTAGCCGGTTGTCGTCGAGGAAAATCTTTTCGTGCGCGCGATAGATCGTGGCCGTAACATGCCCCACGATCTGCGGCTTGACTACGGCCGGTCCGGTTCCGGGTGCCCGCCCCTGGGCAATCCCGCGCGTCCGGTTGAAAACGTCCCATCCGGTGGTGCGTCCGCCCACGGGATTGATGTTCGGCCCGCCAGGATTGCAACCGAAGGCCGCCTGCAAGCGCGACTGCGGCACCTTGAGTTGCGAAATCACGCGGGTCACTCGCGTGGAGCCGAGTAGTTGACTGAGTGAAGTGGTTGCCATAGTAATAGCTCCCTATTGGGCGGCGTTTGTGTTTTTCAGTTGCTCTCTTGTGCAAATTACCCGGCAAGATCGGACATCACGTACCATTGCGTTGCCGAGGTTGCTTGGAATATCAGGTTCGGCGCGTCCTGTGCCGAGTTATAGGCGACGTTGGCACCGAGGTTGTTGATGCTCGAATTGACTTGCGGAAAGACCTCTAGGTTCTTGCTGGCGGTAGTGCTAATCAACCGCACCTCCATGCCAATCGCAGCAACCGGCAACAACACGGCCGCCGCTGCGTCATTAGCGCCAGTGACAATCGTGACTCCCTCGTAAACGGCGTTGGAATTGCTGATGGTTCCGCCGGCCGTCGCCACCACGGCGGTATTGATGGTGTTCCGAGACTGCACGGTCACATTGGACACCCAGAGGTTTGCAGCCGCGCTAGCATCGGTGCAGATCAATGTCACCAGCGTGGCCTTGCCCACGGTGATTCCCGTTCCGTAGGCCACGCCGTCGATGGTTCCCGAGACGCCGATGATGTTCAGCGGCTTCGCCCCGTTCAGAATCACCAGTCGCTGCCCTTCGTAGGTGGCGGTCGGCAACGTCACCTTGTATCCAGCCGTGCCACACGTCACTGCCACGTACCCGGCACCGGCGGCGATAATGCCGGTGCTCGCTCCATCGGTGGTGGCCGTCGCCGTCGTGCTATATCCCGCAAGGCCATCAAGCGGCACCGACACCCACAGTTGCGTGCTGGCGGTGATGTCTGTGCAAACCACATCAACTACCTTGCCAGCCGGAAGAATCTGCCCGGTTGCGCCAGCCACCCCGTTGAGGGTGCCCGACGACGGCACATACACATGGCAGTCTTTGTCGCCGCCAACCAAGCTGATTCGCTGGTTGACAAACACCGCCGCTGGCAACACGACGCCGTAGGCAGCGGAGGCACAAGTGAGTTTGGCAACGGTCGTACTGGCCGCGATAGCTTGGCAATCGCTACGGCTACTGCCTTTAGCCGTAACCGCTTCCAAGACGCCGGCGTTGCCGCCGTAGATCGTGTTAGTGGCCGAGTTGATCGTGACAAGCCACTTGGCGGCCGTCTTGTCGAACACGCCTTGAAGATCGATGACTGTTCCGATGGACCCACTAATCGTCAAGGGGCCAGGGGAGGCAGCCGACCCGGGCGAGTACAAGGTAGACCCGGCTGGCAGGGTAAGAACAATGTTCTGGGCTTCCGTCATCCAGATTCCGATGTGGAATCCCAAGGTGTTCTCGGCCCGGGCGGGAGTCCCCGTCATAGCGGGCAACGTCAGATTTTGCGATGCGCTGGTCCCCGTATTGGTGAAGAGCGAGCCGTTGTCGGCCGCCAACACGGTGTAGGCGTTGCTTGTTGCCACGTCTTTGAGCGACTTGACTCGGCTCCAGCCGGTAAACGGCGTCTGCGCCAAGTCGTCGTCGAGTTGGAACCGACCGCGCATCTGGAGGCGCGCGACGTTCTCATACGGGTCTGTAGTGAACGATCCAGGGTTGCCGTAAGTGGCGTTCGAGCGGAAGATCGCATTGGTCTTGATCGGGCCACCAACGATGATCGGGCCATAGAACCGATCCGTGCCCGTGCCGTTCAGGTTGACCTTCAGGTCATGGCCCAAAATACCCCAAATCTGTTCGCTGCCGTTCGTCGCCGTGGGGTCCCACTGGATCAACTTGCCGCTGGACGTAATCTTGCCCAGCAACATGCCCGGGCGGAGAACGTCGGTCGGCGTGTTGGCGAGGTCCAGGCTGCTGCCGCTGATGAGTCCGCCCATCTTGCGGACTTGCTTTTCATCGCCGCCCCAGTAAAGCGCGGCCTCGACGGTATCGAGTTCCCCCAAAATGCCCGGGGCAAGATAGGCAGCGTCGTAACTGTATCCGATCGACATGGTGATTTCCTCTCGTGTGAGGGAGTGATCCTGATTGGCTATGGTTCTGACCAGCGGGCGCAAACAAAAAGGCCCATGCAACGGATGCGCCCGCGCATGGGCCTCTAGTTTTCGCCGCTAATCCAGTCGCCTGGCCTGGCTTCCGGTTAGTTGCTGGTCAAATTGTCAAACGCTATTCGGTCAGATCGGCCAATGGCCGCTCCGGTAATGTCGCGCCAAACTCTTGGCACTCCGCTTCTTTCCCTTCGATGCCCGAAGGTCAGTTGCGGCAGTCTTGCGTTGCGCACCGACAAGGCCGTATGTCCGATTGGTCGTTCTGGCAACGGCCAACTTCGTACTGCGGACAAGTTTCTGTGCGCTGGACTTCTTTGCCATGATCCACTAGGCCGCGACCGTTTCGGTCCGGCCCTCCATCTTCTTCACTTGCTCGTCGGCCGCCTTGATGGCTTCCGCATCATCGACCTTGCCCGGCTCGCCCTCATAACCTTCCGGCAACGGTTCCTCGAAGGAGAACGCGATCCCCTTCTTGTCCTTGCCGGTCTTGGCCGACCCCGACACATTCAGCACCGTGTTCTCGGGAATGGCCTCCAGGGCTTCCAACAATTCATCGAGCAGACCCTTTTTGGGTTCGCCGTCGTCGCCAAGCGACAAGGCAAATCCTTCGACCAACGTCTTCAGATGTTTCAGGGCATAAGCCGGAGTCGTGCGCCCGGTCTTCACTAGGGCCTCGATCCGGTCGATGTATGATTTGCGGGCCTGCCCCTCCGCAAATACTTGCAAAGGGTTGACGGCGGGGGTAATTGGTTCGGCCACGGTAGGGTCTCCTAATGTCATGGCAATCGGCATCGGCTGTTCGATGGCCGGTTTGTTGTCCGGCTTGTCCGGCTTGTCCGGTTCGTTTGCTTTTTCGATGGCGTTGATGGCGATTACCAGCCGTTCGATGAAGTTCTCGGGGGTCGTGTCATCGGGAAGGGCAATCTTCAGTTTCACCAGGGCCTTGATAGCTTCCGCAACCCCGGCGTTGCTCGCGTTGGCCGGAGCCGCCGACTTGTCCAATTTCACCGGCTCGCCGACCTGCGCCATGGCAACTCCCTCTTGCTTTTCGACAGTTTCCGCAATGGGCGGCTTATCGGTCAAGAGAAGTTCCTGAAGATCGGAGAGAGCCAAGGCGTAACCATCGCCAGCGTCAAGATTTTCGGCGACTTCGAGGGGCTGAAAATTGCCCTGATTCGCCATGACGGGATGCGTCACCAGGGCAATGTGATAGAGCGCATTGTCCCACTTCTTCCCGGAACCGTCCACGAAAGTCTTAATCAGCGGGGACACTTCCCGCACGGTCTTGCCGATGCGGTCGGAATCCTCGTCACGCGGGGCCTCAAGTTCGCCGTACAGCGTGTTGTCCTTGTCGTCGAACCAAACGCGGCCCCAAAAGCCGGCGTTCTCATTCGCCGGAATCTCCTTGGATTTGTCCCCGATCACGGGACCGAGCGGGTTTGGCAGGTTGTGCGCCCACGGGCCGGGCACTTGCAGGCCGGCGGCCAGCATCTCGTTGAAGGTCTTAGCCGTCATGCGGAGATGCTCGGCGGTGATCGTGCGAGGTTTCCGCGTGCCGTCGAGCCCTTGGGCAAGGTACACGCCTGGTTTTAACAAGTCTTTCGTGAACTTCATTGTGTCCTCGCTAGAAAGAACGGGTCCACTGTTTCAGCATCGCGCGATACTTGCTCGATCCGATCCGCTTGCGACTTTTGCGGTGGTGTTCAGCCAACACACGCCGACTTACCAAGGAAGGACCGTGACGCGGTTCTCTCTATCCGATGTCGAACATCGCTAATCGCGTCTGCGTTCTCGCAAAAGCCAACTTTCCCGCCAATTTTCGCGTTGATTGTTTCATGGTTACTGCCCTATCCCCGCCAAGATCAACAACAGTCGGAGGGGCCAGAGTAGCGCGCCGATGATAGGCCGGTGTAACTCATGGTTGTGCAAGTAGACAAACATGACTACCGAACCCGTCAGGTACGCACCTACGCCGCCAAGCCAATAGTAGACCTTGCTCATGCGTCACTTCTTGCTTTCCTGTTATGATCGACAACGCTTTTCATCTTGCTTTCACTGAAAAGCGCATCTTGCGGGCAACGGCAGTCCCGTGTTTTTTTTCTAGGCGGTCGCGTTTTTTGTAGTACGCAGAGTATGCCCGCCCGAAAGCCTTGTCCACTCCGAAGGCATTGTACTTGTGGCCCGGTTTTCTCTGGCCGGAACCCAACATGAACATGCCAAACGTCGGGCCGTGCTGCCGCATCATTCACCTTGGGTAGTTGTGCTTTCTGGCCCAGTGCGGCTGCCGCTTGAGCAGTTTGGCCCGTTCCTTCCGCGTCATCGCCGAGATACCAAGCCGGCCGGCGGACGCATGGCTGCGGCTGTCGGCCTTCACGCGGGCGATCAGTCTGCGGGTCTTGGACTTCATGTTGTCGGCATCCTTAGTTTCTCAGAAATATGCACCCGCCGAACTGCCTTTGATCCAAACCGCGTTTTTCGGTCTCGCATCTGTACGGCAATCCTCTTGCGAACCGCAGGGTGCATCTCGCTAAATATGCGGAAGGAACTCACGAGTTTCCGCGTGTTCTGCTTCATCGCAAGCCGCCTTCTCATTGGAACATCGTTGCGTACCGTTTCCGTCGCTGGACGTGGCTCGCCTTCTTTCAGCGTTCTGTTCCTTCCTAGATTTGCGTTCATAGTTTACCG